AGTCAAGAATAAAACCCCAGATCAAACGAATACGCAATCATCAAACCACCAACGTGTAAGTGGTGCGATGATAGCGTACTCTATCCCTTTAGGATAATAGTTAGTCTTATTTTCCCAGGTGATCGCTGATTTCTTTCTGCATAGTTCTCATATTCGATTTTATCAATAAATCCTTTAAGGAAAGAATTTTTAGCTTCGGCACTTACACTTTCGTCTTTGAGCATTTCAATGGCTTTATTGATTGATGAATGAATTTCTCTAGGTGTTTTCTTCGGCTTAGAAAGTTTAGATAATTCTTCTTCGATTTCCTTTTTTCTTTTTTCTAGCTCAAATCTCATTTCCTTTACTTCTTCAACGGGTATTGCATCAGAAAAATAAAGCTCCATTACTTTCTTGTTTTTCTTTTCTATATCAGCCAGTTGGATTTCTAGCGTTTCCTTTATTCCTTCTGTTTCATCGATTTGGTTATTTTCTATTACTATTTCGAGATCATTTGATATTTCTTTTAACGTTTCGCAAAGCAGATCAATAACCAGGCTCATTCTTGCGCCATGCATTTTGCATTCCTTAAATGGTGGATGCCTATAATGCTCGATCAGGTTGCCGTTCGATTTAACTTTGTTTAGGAATCTAACCATAGGATGACCGCATTTTTTGCAAATGAGTAACCCAGCTAAAGGATTTTTTAGCTCTCTGTTTTTGTTTACTGGGGATGAACTAAAAAAGGAATTCGCTTTTTCCCATTCTTCCTCGCTTACTATTCCATCATGCAGGCCTTTAACGAGAATGCAGTTTTCATTTGTGGAATATACCTTCTTAGTTTTATAACCCTCTGATGGTACTTCTCTGCGTCGATAGTATCCGTATCGTATATATCCCTTGTAATGAGGATTGGTAATTATTGATCGAACACGACCCGCTGACCAGTATTTACCCGTTGGTGTCCTTAGCCCTGCATTATTAAGCGTTCGCGCAATAAATCCTAGAGATTGTCCTTGTGTTGCATAATCGAAAATTTGTTTTACTAAAGGAGCGTCAGAGTTTTGAGTAAGCGACCAGTTGCCATCTTGTGGACGCTTATACCTGTCGTATCCAAAAGGAGGAGTAGGCTTTAGAAAGCATCCAATTTCAGCCTTTGTTCTTGTCCCTCTTCCTAATCTCCAAACAATATTGTCAAATTCCATGTTGGACAAAAACATTTCTGTTTTTATCTGTCGATAATCGTCTGGGTTGGATGGGTCAAAAACCCTGTATAGAGTTGCAATTAAGATTCCAAGGCTTTTGATTGTGAAAAGGATATGTCCATACTCTCGTGGTTCACCTCTACCTAAACGGGAAATCTCATGAACCATAATTCCTTTGTATTTTCCTTCGGATATTTTTTGCATTAGTTCCTGGAACACTGGTCGATCTGCAATGTGTTCTCCTGATGCAAGCTCTTTATAGTATGGCTTATCAAGGATAATTCCTTGTGCTTTTGCTGCCTTTGTTAATTCCTGTTCATGGGATTTAAGCGTGTCAAATTTCTCGAACTTTTCACGCTCGATGTCTGCACGCGATCTACGAAGATATAGGGCAAATAGCCCATTATTAGCTTGTGGCATGATAAAATACACTTGCCTTTCTTCAATGGAAGGTTATTGCTTTTGGCTCCTTTGTACTTGGTGGTTCTTGTTGACATTGGAGCCATTTTTTTATTTAAATCTCATAATCAAAAGGAATGCAGTACCAAACAACTCTTCCTAATACTGTTATTTCTTCCGTTCCTGGTTCGCCGTAGTCGTATACTGCCGCTTTGTAAGTTGGGTCTGTCGAATCGGGAATTAACTCAAACCCATTGTTTAATTGTCTTACCCTTTTTATTGTTGCTTCAAAGCCATTAACACATACGGCATAAACTTTCCCGTTTATTACTTCTTTTATTGGATCTATCAAGGCGTATGAACCGTTAGGTATTTTCTTATTCATGCTTTCGCCTTTCACTTTTAACAAAAAGGCGTTTGGGTATTTTTCGTTCAATGCATTAGGAATGACGAACGATTCACTTGTCTCGATCATCTCTATAGGTGTTCCAGCAGAAATTGAACCATATAAGGGAACTTCTACGTATCCGTCTTCTGGCGAATCTCCTTTTAGTTTTAGCCCGATAAATGGCTCTGCTTTTACGGAGTTCCAGTCAACATCTAATGCTCTGAAAATAGAATCGGTTAGTTCTGTTCTTGTGTTTACGAATCCTCTATTTAGTGCGTTGTATACAGAGTTCGCAGGAATATCAAACTTATTCGCAAATGCGTTAACAGAATTGTATTTACTGTCTATGAGCTTGCGAACCGAATCTTCCAACATGCCCATTTCAAAATCTCCTAAATTTGGTGAAATGATATTAAGATTTTACCTAATCTTGTTAAAAACTTTCAATATCATATTGTAAATTCCCCAAAGTGTGATATAAATACTTGTGTCCCCAAATTCGGGGAATCGATTTATAAAGAAAAGGAGGTGCAATGAGTTACCAAAACCTTAAAGCAGAGATGAAGAGAAACGGTATTTCTAATAAAGATATTTCCGAATTTTTGAATATGTCAGTTGCTAATTTCTCTTTGAAGTTGAACGGAAAAGTTGTTTTGACTGTCCCAGAAGCAATGTCAATAAAAAAGAAGTTCTTTCCAGATGTCGAACTCGAATATCTGCTTGAGGAAACATTTGAGTAGTTGCTAGCTACTTCATCCTGCACCTTGAAAAAAACTGGATTCATGCGGTTGGAGAACCCGTACCAGTTACATAAAAGAGAACAAGTCCCAGAGGGGAAGCATCAGACAGTGGTTAGATTCCATTTCTCCTTTTATTGATCCGACGAATAAACATGACTTTCAGATTTATGACCTTTGCCAATGTGGGTTCTTCTGGTGCTTTCCTTTTGGGGCTTGTTCATGAGTTTTAAAGAGGTGATGCAAAGAATTGGAAGTAAACAGTGTCGTATTTGCCAAAGGTGAGTACGAATTCAAATCAGATAAAGGAACAGCAAGAATAGTCGTTCCAAAAAATGTGAGCCTTAGCTCTTTGATGCCGTATTTAAGTCTTTTTGTGATCGAAGGGAGGAAATCATATGCAAACAAAAATAGCGCCCCAACCAGTAACCACACATAGGGGCGCAAAGGCAAACAAGCCTACCAATCATTTTAGCAATTTCTTCACGTTTGGTGAAATTACTCCAACTAAATCAGACGTTGTTTTTGCTTTTTCAGCAGTAATTGTTTCTATTGGCATTGTCCATATCGTTTCTTATGTTGGTCGCATGTGGGGGCTAGGATGATTCCAATAAGATCGCCCCACCAAAGAAAGAACCTAGTCATAACAGGCGAGAGACTTATTAAAGGGCGAAACCTCGCAAGAAGATCACTTGCTTGGATGGAAAACAACCCAGAATCGTTCGTTTCGATTTACTACTTCTTAAAGAAATTACAAAAAGACGAAATTCACGGTCGCGTTAGAGATCGGGTAGCTGCTCATTGCTTAGATAAAGGAATACAAGTTGGTGATTCCTATGCGTTTAACAATGACTATTGGGCAGCTATAAGCCGATACGCTGTCTTATTCGATCCGTCCTTACTTGGTGATCCGATTAGGTTCAGAGATTCAGACATTGATTGCTACGGGCTTTTACCCGTTAGTTATCTTCCCGACATTGGAAAGGAAGAGGATGGACTTTAATTCAATGAAGGTTGCTGAACTTCGCGAATATGCGAAGAAGCAAAACATAGACGTAAAGGGGATGAAGAAAGCAGAAATTATTTCTGCATTAACTTCTGAACCCGATCTTGTCAGTGCTGATGTAATCGAGCCTGGTGCTGAAATTATATTACAAGTTTCGACGAATTGTGTCCCTGGAACTATTTCAGCGAATTTTGATGCGATTGAAGAACTTGTTGATAAGATCATCGCTCCTTATGAAAACTGGAAACCAAATCCAGGAGACAAAGAAGAAATCGCGCAAGTAAAGCGTGAACGTGAGCACATCAGCTCAATCAAGAAAAGCTTTAATCAACATTGCGATGATGCGATAAAGGGATATTCGGAACCGCTCAATCTGTTTAAAGATAGAAAGAAATCAATTCTTTCAAAGCTTGATAGTACATACAGAAGCCTTAAAGATTGCGAAGATCAAGCAGACGAAGCTCGTCGTGATTGGATAAAAGATCAACTAAAAGATCACTACGAATCGTATGCGGGAATCCTTATTGATGTTGTTCCTTACGAGAAGATTCACGATAACAAGTGGACGAATAAAACCTTTGGTGAAAAGAAAGCTGAGCAGGAACTTGAAGCAAAGGTTGACCAAATCGTGTTAGGTTGGAGCACGCTCAAAGATGCAAACCTTGAGTATTACAACGAAGCGGAAGCCTATTTCTTTGAAACTCTAAATCTTGGTGAAGCCATAGCTAAGGCTAAGAGCCTAGCAGAACAGAAGCGCAAGGTTGCCGAAATGAAATCCGAGATGGCGGAGTATCAGCAAAAAGAACCTGCGCATGTAGAAACGCCTATTCCAGTTAAAGAGCCTATCCCTGTTCGTCCCGTAGAGCAGCCAAAACAAGTCATACAAGAAGAGGTTCTTACACCGTGGGTAATTTTAATCAAGGAAGCTACCTATTCGCAGTGCATGGAGGCTGGAAAGCTTTTAAGGCAAGCAGGCATTACGGGTGTATTTAAACAGGGCAATCTTCAAGATGTGTATATGAGGGAGGTAGCTAATGGTTGATGAAGAAACTGGCGAAATCATTGATGACTTCAATGGTGCCGCCCTTAAAGCTTTGCTTGTAATTCAGTCGGTCTTAAAGGTTGACAAGTCTCGCTATAACGATTTTGGCGGTTACTATTCACGATCAAAAGAAGACATTCTTGAAGCAGTAAAGCCAATAGCAAACGAGCAGGGATGTGTTGTTGTTGTTGATGATGAAGTCGTAAACACTGAAGAAGGGTGGAACTACATCAAAGCAACGGCAATGCTTATTCATGTTGATTCTGGAGCTTTGGTTTCAGCCACAAGTTTTGCGCGAGAGCAAGAGCAACGTACAAAAATGGATTCATCCCAACTAACGGGCGCAGCATGTTCTTATGCAGGTAAAAGAGCTTTAGGAAACCTGTTTGCACTTGACGATACCGCCGATGCTGATACGTACGATGAAACAGAACGCTCAAATTCCCAAGAACCAGAAAATCAGTTTATTGGAGCATGTACGGCTTGCGGAACTCAATACTATTTCGATAGCGAAGTGCAGATGAACAATTCTGCTTGTCAGTGCGGAAACACGGTGTTTAGGCGTGTTTAAGGGAAATCCTTATCAGTGCATAACATGGATATCTAAGCAAGATCCCAACAAATCATTTGAGGTAAAGGAAGCCAAAAGGAAGCGCAGTCTAACACAAAACGCCTATTACTGGGCAATGTTAAACAAGCTTGCTAGAAAGCTTCGATTGAGCGATTCAGAAGTACATCTAAACATGCTTAGAGATTATGGACAGTGTGATGTTCTAAGTCTTTCTATGCAGGTAGAAATAGAGGACTACTTCAAGTATTTCGATGTTATAGGCGTTGATTACGTTGATGGCGAAGAGCGAAGAATCGTGAAGGTTTACAAGGGATCAAGTCGAATGAATTCGTCAGAGTTTACTCAACTTATTCAGGGCATGAGAGACGAATGCGAATCTCAAGGGATAGACGTTATGACACCTGAAGAAATAGCACGAATGAGGTTTATTGAGCCAGAAAGGTTTAATAATGAGTATTAACAAAGTAATGATCACGGGCAACTTGACTCGCGACCCAGACCTGCGCGCTACTGCTAGCGGAATGTCTGTTTTATCTTTTGGCGTTGCGGTAAACGAACGTCACAAAAACCAACAGACAGGTGAATGGGAAGATCATCCTAATTACATCGATTGCACTATGTTTGGTGCTCGTGCTCAATCTGTTTCTCGTTTCCTCAAGAAAGGAAGCAAGGTTGCAATCGAGGGTAAGCTTCGTTGGAGCCAGTGGGAACGTGACGGGCAAAAGCGCAGCAAGATTGAAGTTATTGTTGATGACTTAGAGTTCCTATTTCCTAATAATGATGGGAATAATTACGCACCAAACACTCCTAAGCCTGCGAAACCAGCGCCAGTACGTGCAATTCCTAAGCCAGCGCAACCTGCGCCAGTTAATCCTGTTCCAGTAGTAGATGCTTCTGTGTACGACACCGATATTCCGTTCTAGGTGAATTTGTATGGGCACAGAAAGACGGATGAACTTCTATGAAAGCTTTTATGGTCTTACGTCATTACTGCCCGAGAGAGAGCGTCAAAAAGTCAATACAGCTTTGTTGGATTATTTCTTTGAAAGCAAAGAACCAGAGGGGTTAAGCGATCAAGGATCAAAGGTTTTCGAGGGTTGCAGAGGGCGCATAAATGCAAGCGTTAGGGGTAGAGAGAACATAGAAAAAAGGTACTCAAGCGATAGCACCTACCCTAGTAAAACACCTAGCACCTATGGTAGCAAACACCCTAGCACCTACGGTAGCAAAGTGGATAGCACCTACCCTAGCAAAACGCCTAGCACCTATGGGACAGATAGAGAAAGAGATATAGATATAGAAAGAGATAAAGAAAATAAGGGCGCAAAACGCAAAAAATTCTTACCTCCTTCTGTTGAAGAAATCTCGGAATATCTCGCATCTGCGGGACTTAATAGCGTTGATCCTGGGCGTTTCTTTGACTACTACGAGCAGCAAGGTTGGAAGCTATCAAACGGCAACCAAATGAAAGACTGGAAAGCAGCGGCTAGGAACTGGCATAGACGGAACAAGCCAAAGGAGGTGAAAGAAAACCTTGGAGGGTTTGAAGATTACCTTTCGTAAGCCAAACCTTACAAAGGAGGAATGGGAGGAAAAACGAAAGCAGGTAGAAGCAATCAAAGCTGAAGAGCAAGAGCGCAAATTCAAAGCAGCCCTTGATCGCTCTCGTATCCCTCTTATGTACCAAAATGCAAGCCTTTTACACTGCGAGGATTCGATTAGGAACTACGCACAATCAATAGACAAAGGTCTCGTAATTGATGGGAAGGCAGGGCGCGGAAAAACCTATAGCGGATGCGCTATTTTGCGATCGTTTGTCGGAAAGTTCCCTGTTCATTTTGTGCAGTCAAAAGAACTTATAGAAGCTTCATATCCAGGCAATGAAAAAGGAAGCCATTTGATAGGAGTTTGCCGAAAATCAAGGCTTTTGCTTGTAGATGATTTCGGCAAAGAAAAACCAACAGATCATGCTCTCGGTGAGATTTGGAAGTTGCTAGACCACCGCATTTCATGGCTTAAACCAACAATCATTACAACTCAATATGGCAGGCGAGAAATGATTGAAAGACTTGCTAGTGGCGACGAAAAAGAAACCGCGATAGCAATTGTTTCAAGGCTTTACGGAAACGATTTTGATCACATTGCGCTAACAGGAAAAGACAGGAGGTTCTCATGATTTACGTACCAGAAAAAGAAAAACTTAGAGGACTTTCCTTGCCTGTTGCAGAATGTTACGGAAAACCACACGTCGATGCTTATTACGCAACAAACAACGTAAAAAGCCACAAACTAAAAGGACATCCGATTTGTATGTGTTGCAATATGGCAGCAACTAACGTTCATCATAATCCTCCACTAAGCAAGGGAAAATCATTTCTTCTTGTTGGAGAGTACGGCACTTTTGAGCTAAAACCTTCCTTATTTGCTTTGTGTGGATCTGGTACAACTGGCTGTCACAATGGCTTTCACGGTGGAGCGGAGTTTTCGGCAGAGTGGATGTGGGACAACCAAAAGTTCGCTGAATCATGGTGGAACGGGAGCTTGTTGCTTCTTCATGAGCCACATTCAAATGAGCTTTATGACTACGGCTATTGGCTTATTCGAAACAGGATAACAGGCGAAAGTTTTGAGGTTCGTCGATGAACCCAGGAAAGAGATTTGAAAACAAATTTCGCGAATCTGTTCAGGGGCTTACGATCCGAATAAATGACAAGGTTTTTGTCAAGAAGGGTCATGCGTTTTCGGAGGAAAGCGAAGCCGATTTTCTTTGTTTTCAGAAAAGCGGAAACGTTTATTTGGTTGAGTGTAAATCTGTATCTCGTAAAAGTTTCCCTTTTGATCAAATAAAAGATCATCAAGAAAGATCACTTATCGATTTCGAATTGTTACATCCTTCGTTTCATGGGCTTATCGCTCTTGAGTTTTACAACAAGGAAAGCTATAGGCTTCCAAAGCGTATGTTTCTCATTGGTATTAAAGATTTTCTTTTCTACAAGACTTCTTGTGGTCGTAAATCGATTCCTATAAAGGATGCTGAAGTAATCGGAACAGAGTGTCCATATATTGGCTCAAGGTACGACATTAAGGGGATCAAATGAAAGAAAAACTAACCGAAGAGCAAAAGATCGTAGACAGGTTTCTTCGTGTTTATGCGATGGTTCCCGATCGTCTTGATTCTGCTCTTGAGAGATTGGAACGTGCCGATTCTGTTCAGAAATCTATTACAGGATCTATTGAATCAATGGGGTTGAGTTCGGTTAATACCGACAAGCTAACAAATGCTTTATCTGCTATCGAAAAAGCATCTAGTGATATTTCCGAATTAGCCGCTTTGTTTTGTGAGTACTACAGGCAGGTAGAAGACTTCGTAACGAGGATACAGAGAACAGATCCCAAGCCTGGAAAAGTGCTTCGACTTATCTATATTGATGGTCTTACGGTTGAAGAAGTTGCAAAACAGATGCACTACTCCGAAAAGACGATCAGAGAATACAAAAAGGCTGGATTAGATATAGCATTCAGCCTTCTTTAATTTAGGAGATACAAATGAATATCCCCTTAAGCGATCAAGAGGTGACAGCGTTTAACCACCCGTGTAAGGGGTGTGGGGAATGCTGTTCTCAATTTCTTCCTGTTACCGATATGGAAATTCGAGTGATCAAGAAGTACGCAAAAGATCACGAAATCAAACCTAATTATCAACCGATCATGTGTCCATTTTTCGATCTGAACACAAGGCTTTGCAAAATTTATGAAGTAAGACCTTACATATGCAAGAAATATGACTGCCGAAAGCACAAAAGCGGACAGCTATTTCAATCTATCGATAACTACTTTGTAAAGCACGGAAAGATTACGGATATGGGCGCTGTATTTTGTGGAGGTGACTAATGGAGCAAAAAGAACTCAATAGCATCTTAGAACTGCATAGAAAATGGCTCTACAACGAAAAGGGTGGCAAACGCGCCGACCTGCGCGGAGCCAACCTGCGCGAAGCCAACCTGTACAGAGCCGACCTGCGCGAAGCCGACCTGTACGGAGCCAACCTGTACAGAGCCAACCTGCGCGGAGCCAAGAACGCTGATTCGGCTTCTGCTCAAACGGTAATTGTGCCTGAAGGTCAAATTATCGGCTATAAAAAGGTTCGTATGCTTGATAACAGCGGATTCTATGCTGGTAATGCGATCGTTAAGCTACTAATTCCTGGCGATGCTAAACGCAGCAATGCAACAGGAAGAAAATGCAGGGCATCTAAAGCGGTTGTGCTGGAAATTACTGATCTTTATGGCAACCCATTAACCGATGATGGGGCAAGGTTCGTCGGCCTTTTTAAAGCAGGGATTGAATACGAGGTTGGTAAGACAGTCTACCCAGATTCATTCGATGAAAACCGATGGGACGAATGCTCTCATGGTATCCATTTCTTTATTACACGCCAGGAAGCAGTTGATTACTAATGCAGATGATCAACGATAGCTTTCAAAATCGCAAGTGTTACAACATACCAAAAGCCCAGCTTATCATCGCTGATATTCCGTACAACATTGGTAAAAATGCTTATGGATCAAGTCCTCAATGGTATGTAGGCGGTGACAATAAAAACGGAGAGAGCGAACTAGCGGGAAAGCAATTCTTTGATAGTGATTCTGGATTTAACTTGTTCGAGTTTTTCCATTTTGCTTCAAGAATGCTCAAGAAGGAACCAAAAGAAAAAGGGCAAGCAGGATGCATGATTGTATTCTGCTCTTTTGAGCAGCAGTTCACGCTTATCGAAGCCGCCAAAAAGCAAGGATTCAAAAAGTACATAAACCTTGTGTTTAGAAAGAACTTCTCACCTCAAGTCCTCAAAGCAAATATGCGCGTAGTTGGAAATTGCGAGTATGCCTTAATTTTTTATCGCGATAAGCTTCCCAAGTTCAACAACGTAGGCGATGACGGCAAGCGCCACATGGTAATGAACTGCATGGATTGGGTTCGTGATTCAAAGACGCCAAAAATCCACCCAACGCAAAAACCCCTTCATGTTATCGAACGCCTAATTGAGATATTCACCGATCCTGGTGATGTCGTTATTGATCCTGTTGCTGGTAGCGGTGTAACTCTTCTAGCAGCTGAACTTCTTGGAAGAAAGGCGTATGGGTTCGAGATCAAAAAAGAATACTGCCAAGCGTTTCAAGAGCAATTAGTTTCTAACGTGCAAACGCAGCTTAATTTCATGGGGGGGGGTTATGGAAACTGAAAGCCTTTGTGAGCAATGCATCCATTACGACAAAAAGTATTCAGATATTTGCCGACAAGCCTGCGAGGAAGCGGGAATTGAATGCAACTGTATATGGTGCAACGTTTCCGACAGACTAGAACCTAAGCATTGGAAAAGCTGCGTAAATTTCAAGGGGTGTGACAATGAATAGGTTGAAAGCGTATTTTTCGGATGTCGAGACTGCTGCTAACTTCTTGAGCCTATATTTCGGTATTTCGGATTATTTGGGTCGCTCATGTGCTAAGTGTCCGTGCAAGGCTGTTTGTAAACCTGACATGTATTGCGAGGACGTTATAGCCGAATGGTTAGAGGGTGAAGCTTAGCCAATGTCTAACAGAGTTCTAAAAATACATAAGGCCACAGGAGAGGTCTTAAAGACTTACAGCACAATCGGTCAAGCAGCAAAAGCGAACGGAATATCAAAAAGCTTAATGTGTCAAAGATTACGGAGAAAAGACTTAGGTCAGCAATCTTATTTTTTCGTCAGAGAAAAAGAATGGGAAGGAATCGGATACTTTCCTAAGAATAAGAACAATCGTCCCATAATCGTTGTTAAAGGTAACGCCGTTATTTGGTTTCCTTGTCGTAAAGCCATGTTCGAATCTATGAACATTTGCAAAGAAACACTTTACAAAGTTGGATACATGCTATACAGGCTCAAGACCGTTATGGGTCATATACCAAACGAACCCAAAGTCCTAGACGCTGATGGGGCAGAGATTAAGCCTGGGGATGAACTTTACTACACCACCAATACATTTTTAGCTGGGAAAAGGCCACGAATTATCGAATCTGTCCATACAGAAAAAAATCCAGGTGGAGGCAATGAACCGTGGGTTCGATTTCACTCTGGTTGGGAATATGCCCATATACTTACCCACCAAAATCCCGAAACTTTACAGGATGTGATTGATGACCTATACAAACAAGTGCCTAATCAGGAATTCGGACACATCATTAGGGTACCCATTGATCTTATTGGTCGCCTAGAAGCGATCCAGAAACGCATGGGTGGTGATGCGTAATGAACCAAGTAGACATTGGCCCTGTACGTACTTTCCTGGACGTTAATCCAGACAAAGATCAGGCGCTAAAACCACTTGAAGAAGCTGCTGAGGTATTCGGAGCATGGCAGGAGTGGGATAAGCATCACAGGATGTATCCCGTATTTGATTATCCAAAGGCACAAGCGTCTAAGGCGATGAAAGAGCAGATTTTTAGCGAATGCGCCGACGTTATCCAGGCGGTATGTAATCTAGCTGCATCGTTAGGTGTTTATGACTTAGAGCCTTACATACAGGCATGTGAGCAGCGCAACCGAGAGAGGGGGCGGATGTAATGGATACTACTGATTATCGTTGCCCATATTGTGGGTGCGAAATCGACGATCCCGAATGGTGGGAGACATACGATGAGTGTACTCACGAGTACGAGGCTCAATGCCCCGAATGCGATAGGCGTTTTAACGTATTCGTGGAACTGGAACCTGTATTTACCGTTCAGACACCTAAAGAACTTGAGGAATGCTATAAGTGCTGTGCTTTTGAACCAGACATGGACGGCTATTGCGGCTATACAACATTGGGTTATCACGATCAAGAACATTGCCCATTGGGCTACGAAAAGGTGGTAAAGAAATGCCAGAACTAAAGCCTTGCCCGTTTTGTGGCGAGGAAGCGGAAATTATGGAATACTCCGACCGCTTTCAATGCGGCTGCAAAGATGAAGATTGCATAGCCTGGGTTGAGGAAATGCCCGTATACCTTACACGAAGTGGAGCTATTAAAGATTGGAACAACCGAGCATATGAGGAGAAGAACGATGCGGATGTATAAATGCGATCGTTGCGGAAAACTTGTTTCTAAATCTGGAATTAACAATCTAAGTAAACCACGTATTTTTCGCCTTGGAAAGAAACTGCACATATGCCAAGACTGCACTCGGTCTTTTCGCAAGTGGTTTGAAGAAGGAAGGGTGAATACCGATGCCAACGAATGAAGAACGGCGTGAGGTGGCACGAAGTATAAGGAATGCTGATCTAACAAAACATGCTTCATATTATGAAGAAGTAAAAGGATGGGATCACGTTAGAGCAACTCGCTTTGTGTTGGTTTCTAATCTAGGTTCCGCTATTGGAATAGATAAAGCTATATTTTCGATAGACGATTTGAAAATCCGTCTTGCTGACCTAATCGAGCCTGAACCAGAACGAACGTGCAAATTTGTTCATCACGAATGCAGGCATCCTGGCGAAAAAGACCCTTGCGGTAAATATCAAGATTGTGAGTGGGCTTGCGCAAAAGATTCTCTTTATTGCTCTTCATGCGATAAGCGCGTTGCGGTTTCTTTTGCAGAACAGTTGAAAGTTAAAAAGTATTCTTTTTGTCCTTATTGCGGCGCAAAGGTGATTGAGGAATGAAAAAGTATGAACCGCCGCTACAAATTGCAGCTGATTCATGCATGAATAATAGTGGCGAAACAGTCATAACTCTATATGGCGATCATGGAGTACCAGATTTAATCGTGTGTGATGGAAAACAGTATCGCCAAGAACCACCAGAACTAACTAGTGCTATCAGCGATCTTGAGTACCTGCAAAACGTAATGGAAAAAGATTTTACAAGCAGTGAAAACTGCACAGATAAATGCTCTTGTTATCCAGGCTGCTTAAGAAACAACATGATCAGCTGTGAACGATTAATAGCTATGTATTGCGCAGACGAACTAGAAAAGATCTTAAGGAGGTTAAATGGTTAAGTCGGTATTACTTTCCATTGTATTCACAATCGTTTGTTTAATCATCGTAGCCATTGGTCTAGTAGCTAGTGGCTTTCTTTTTGGATTTGGTTTTCATATCGCAAACATAGCGGCATGGAGCGTATTTATCTAACTAAGGAGAACATATGGCTAAAGTGGTTATTACATACGATAGTGGATTGTCAACCATTCTTGATATAAAAGACCACGGCAAAAAAGAAACTATCAAGGCTTTTAACGATAAGATTTTACAATCAAGCCGCTGGGTTCTTGTTGATTGTGTACTAGTTAATCTCGAAAAAGTAGCTAGTATTTGCTCTTACAACGACGATGATGAAATTCCAGGACTTGACGATGAATTTAGTTTGTTAGCTAGATCACTGATTAAGTAACATGTACCAAATATGGTACAATCTAATACGAGAGATTTAGCGCCTCTGGATAGAAAACAAGCGAACTCTAAATCTAAAATGGCATGTTGAGTGCAGACACTGGGCGTATCAGCCAACTTTTCCAAGGAAAACAACATGCAAGCCCAACAGTACCGCAAACTGCTGGACGTACATAGCTTGCCTACCGCGAGTAGGTGGAGTACCTGGGAGCGTCTTTTGCGGGGCGCTCCCTGCTTTTTGAATTAAATTTCAGGTCATTTTTTAACTGATAACCGCAAAAATCACGCTTTGAATTAAATATTTAACTGAATAGAGGACACATGAACTATACATCTGACTATGGTTATGAACTTTCATACGCTCATGAGGGCGATGCTGGTATGGATTTACGATCCGCTGAAGATGCGGTGATCCTTCCTGGCGGACGCGAGACCATTGGAACAGGAATTCATATCGAATTACCAAAAGGTACGGTTGGCTATGTAATGCCCCGTTCGGGACTTGCCGCAAAACACGGTATCACAGTGCTTAATTCTCCTGGTGTGGTAGACGAGGGATATCGTGGCGAAATCAAAGCAACGATTCATAATGCAGGATTCGCACCATTCGAGATTCGCAAAGGGGATAGGATCGCTCAACTTGTCATTGCGCCTTATGCGAATGTATTTCCTGAAATGGTTGATGAACTAAGCGAAACAGAGCGTGGAAATAACGGGTTTGGATCAACGGGGGTTAAATAGTGCAGCACATCATAGAGCTTGGTGTTACGTTTGACGAGAAGAAGATTCAAGATCAGTTATACGCAAACGCCTATGGAGAAATTATTCACTTCTTGGAAAATAAAGCACTTGAAGAGCTTCCTAAACGTTGGAACAGGGGAGGATACGAAGCGAGTTTTGAATCACTACTTAACAAGGCCGTAGAAAACATAATCAACGAGCACAAGGAGCAAATCATACAAGAAGCGATAGATAAAGTAGCGGCATCTATTAAGCGAAGAAAGCCATACAGAGATATGGTTGAAAAGTTTGAGGAAACTTTATAAGAACATGATTATATCGCCTCATAAAACCTTCATAAAGAGGTAAGAAATCGTAACAAAATCTTTGGTATAGTGTATCTAGGTTAATTAAACGAAAGCCATCACGTTATTTTGCGTGGTGGCTTTTTTGATGCCCCTAAAAGGAGGTGAATCTTATGCCAACAAGAAACCGCCCAAGTCAAAGCTCGCGAATTAGTGCAGCTATGGCTACGCAAAACCTTAGCGGAGCGCGTTCGAGCAATAGCCGAGCTCGTCGGCGTGTAATGAATCGACTTACTGCCAATAATTCGCGAAGCAATGGGAGAAATGGTGGCTAATGTCTAGCATTCTCTTTGATCCAATTAAGACGCAATCAGCTATTACTGATTCCGTACTGGTTGGTTTTTCTGGTGGTAAGGATTCAATCGTTACCTTAGATTTATGTATGCGCTACTTTGATCGTGTAGTGCCATTCTTTATGTATCTTGTTCCTGGATTGGATTTCCAAGAAAAAACGCTCCAATGGTATGAGAAATACTATGGAGTAGATATTCTCAGAATTCCTCATTTTGAAGTATCAAACTTCATGAGATATGGAACATTCAGAAACTTTGACTTTTCTGTACCGGCAATTAGCATCACGGATGAATATAACTGGATGCGGCTTCAAACTGGTATTACATGGATCGCAGCAGGAGAGCGAATAAGCGATTCAATCATTCGTCGTGCAATGATTAAAAACTCTGGGAGTATAGACAAGGAAAGAGCAAGATTTTATCCATTAGCTTACTGGAAGAAAAAAGAAGTCCTAGGTTACATAAAGAAACGAAGGTTAAAGCTTCCAAATGATTCAAAGGGCTTAGGTTTCAGCTTTAAGTCTCTTGATGGGAAGGAGCTTGCTTTCGTAAAAAAGAACTACCCAGAGGATTACATAAAGATAGAGGCGATGTATCCCTATTGTGGTGTAGCGGTAGAAAGGTATAGAAGGTATGCAGGAGAAGTCTGAAAACCTTAGCAAGTATCAAGTATTTGAGACTGAAACTATCAACCGCTCAAACATTCAAAATGCACCATACAGTCCAAGAGTAATAGACAAGGATGCCAAGAAACGTCTTAAACAGGGTCTAAGGAAACATGGACTTGTTCAGCCTATCGTTTGGAATAAGCGTACTGGAAATGTGGTTGGCGGTCATCAACGACTGATGCAACTTGATGAACTTGAACGCCGCAAGGACTACGATCTTACTGTTAGTGTTATTGATGTTGATGAACGCGAGGAAGCTGAAATCAACATTCAATTAAACAACCCATCAATGCAAGGCGACTGGGATTTTGACAAGCTCGCCTTTGTTGCTGAAGACTTTGATCTTTCTTTTGAAGAGATGGGATTCTCTGATTTTGATGTTGATCTAATGTTTGATGGTGATGATCGTTTTTCAAAGTTATTTGATACGCCCGAGACTGAAGAAGTTAAAGGCAGGTTAGACGAAATCAAACAAGCGAGAGAGCAAGGCAGAGAAAACCTAAAAGAGCGAAATAATATCAACTGGTATACGATCATCGTTTTCAAAGACGAGAAAGAGCGTGAAGAGTTTCATCGCCGAATAGGTATTCCAGTATATGAAGATTATGTTTCACCTTACCAGCTTGAGAGACTAGGCAGAGAAAGCCAAGCAATGCAAGAAAGACAGTAAACCCCCTGAAAAGTATCGGGGGGGGGCGATATGCTCCCTTTTCGATGCTCTAAGGGGGTGAGACCATGCCAACGCAAAGACACAGAAGCCAATACAATGGTTACAATATGTTCAATTCAGCTCAAGAAAGAAGCCCACTAAATGCGGGCATTTCTATGGGTCGAGTTCGCGGTGTCGGTTATAACATCAATAACAGAGACGGCACAAACAGATTAGATATGATTAACCGCTTGCGCCGCCGCTCTAGTGGCTCTAACGGTGGTTAAAAGAACTTAACCAGCTTTGAATGAATTGTTTATCTTCTTCTTCATACTTCTTTGAATAGTAGATAAGTGGTTCATAGTATTTCTTTAGCCATTCATAGGCTTTGTAATCTTCAGTTTGGTACTCTATAAGAGAATCACCAACATCAAAGAGGTGTAGTTTTCCTTTAACCTCGAACGGCTTAATGAAGTACAGGGCATCGAAAACCCAAGCATAAGAATCATTAGGGCATTCAAAGCCTTGCATTCCTGCTGGCTTTAAGTGCTTAGGCTTAAAAGGCTCTATTTTTGCAAGATTGACAACGCAAAGAGCATGCCTATCGATAGCCCCTGAAAACTTGCGAGAACTTGCACAGATAAGCAAGTCGCCTCTATAGTCGGTTTTCCAGGTTCTGCATTCTACGGTTTTAATGCCTTGAAGAACTTGCATAGCCCATTCTGGTCTAAGTGATAAAGCTTTCATAGTTTCCTTTCGGCAAATAGCCCCCTTAGTAGGGGGCTATGATCCAATCTGAATAGTAGCCAAAGCAACCAAATTCTATAGGGTCGGTCTGGTCTGCATCTAAAGGTGCGCTCCACCATTGGCGGCGGGCTGCTTCATTATCATCTTCATCATAGATGATAATATCTTTTTGAGTGTATGCGGCTCCCTGATCTGCTAAGTCCATAGCTTCGCCCAGGGTATCTGCTTCGAAGTTTCCCGCACCTGTTTGGTAGTCTACTCTATACATGAGGTGTCTCCTGTCTTTAGGGCATACATAAGGCACTTGAGAGCAACTAAAGCCCGTGCATGTTCTTCTTGCTGTTCTGGTGATTCTTCAGGGTGCTCCCGCCTTATATAGGCAAGAGCTGAACCCCTTTGAGATTGGTAAATCTTTTCAAACATTGCTTACACCCACTGAATGTAAATTGTTTCGTAGAATGAGCGGTCGAAATAGTCAACCATTGAATTGCTGTGATCAGAATTGAAAGAGTTTACTATCTGATTAGCTTTTTCAAGAAGCTCATGCGCTTCATCGGTTAAGAAGAAAACAGGCATGTTATTTGCTTCAATTTTCTTGTTAAGGCTCATAAAGTGATTGCAAGCCCAATCAAAGAAGCGATCAATAATTTTTGCTTGCTCTGCCTTGTCTGCCTTGAAGAACTCTTCTCTTGTGGTCTCAAATTCTTGGCCATTTTCAAGCTGTGAAATGTTCCATCTACTCCAGCCAAGACCCCTGTAGTCTATAGGGTCAAAACTCTTGAGAGCTTCGCGCCAGCTTTTAGCAAACTTGTCGCGCTCAAGTTTGATAGTTACATCAATGGTAGTGATATAAGAGCCGCCGCCCTTCTTTACATTGATGTTGCTTTTTTTAGTTACTGGCAAATTGTCTCGCAAAGCTTTTCTAATGACTTGAGATAGGTTCGAAAAGTTCCAGGCTTTATTGTTGCTACCTACAAAGCCATGAGAGCCCATATAGCCTTCTTCAGCCTTAACACTAAAGGTATTAATTACTGCTTCCATTTTTATCTCCTTTTGTCTTGGTGGTTCATCGACAATTAAATAATAAATAACTATTTATCATTAATCAATAAGTATTTATCATTTCACACTTTCTACACAATAACTATTTATCAATACTGATATACTTAGCGATGATAGATAGGGGTATAAAATGAACACCGAGCAAGTAATAAGAGAAGCGGCAAGCAGATCGGGCAATTCTTTGAGATCCGTTAGTTCTTCGATGGGTAAATCGGCTAACTATATAGGGTCGACATTAAACCAAGGAAGCACACCGAAAGCTGATACATTGGCTTCTATGCTTGAGCCTTGTGGATATTCGTTGGCAGCAATACCGAAAGAAGATCTTCCGAATAGTGCTCTAGTGATAGATCCAGCAAGTAAAGAATGATTTTATTCAGGCCGCTTAACAGGAGCGGCTTTTGCTTTATAGGCCATTAGTTCAACGGTTAGAATTTTCGGCTCCAACCCGAAAGATGAGGGTTTGAATCCTTCATGGCCTGCCAACACCGAACGTTAGCTCAATAGCAGAGCAGGCGGCTTATAACCGTCAGAATCAGGGGCGGAACCTGAACGTTCGACCATGGAAAGTTAGTAGCATCCGAAAGGGTGCTTTTTTGTTGTTTGGAGGTGGAAACAATAACTGCAAATTTAGAAAACCTTCAACCAGTTAAAACCAAGGAAGAAGCAAGACGTAGGGGGCGCAATGGTGGTATAGCATCAGGTAAAGCAAGACGAGAGAAAAGAGAAATGCGCGAACTTGCTCGCGAGCTTCTTTCTATGCCGCTCAAAGACGAACCTATAGAGGAAATACAATGCTTAGCAGGTGCAAACAATAAGAACATGAGTGGCATGCAAGCGGCGCTTATAAAGCAGTTGCAAATGGCTATACAAGGAAATACCCAAGCACTTGCTTTCCTTCGTGACACTGCTGGATACAAGCCTGCTGATCAGGTTGAAATATCTGGCGATGTTCAAAAGGCAGCTGATGACATCGAGAAGATGATAGCTGCTCACGAAAAGGAACTAGCAGAGAAGAATGGGGAATCGTAAAAAGCTGGTATCCTTTGTCCGCGATTGTCCCGTTGATATTGCATTAAAGATCGGCTACGACAAGCTAACGCCATTACATAACACCTGGATACAAGATATGGTGTTTGGCACTGAAGATGAGACTCTTCAGGCGCATCGTGGTTCTTATAAAACAACCTGTTTGAGTATTTCGTTCGCTTTTATAATTGTTCTTTTTCCAGGGCTTAGAACTATGTTCATGAGAAAGACTGATACGGACGTTGCAGAAGTAATGGCTGCAACTGCAAGCATTTTACAGTCTGATTACTTTCAATCGCTTTCAGAAAAACTGTACGGCTTTCCAGTGACGATAAAGAAAAGCACACAAGGAGAAATCAATACAAATTTGCGCCTTGGTGTTTCTGGTGCCTCTCAAATCATAGGCTTAGGTCTTGGTGGCTCGTTAACTGGTAAGCATGCAGATCGAATCTTTACGGACGATATTATCAACCTAAAAGATCGTGTTTCTGGTGCAGAGCGAGAACGAACAAAGCTTGTTTATCAAGAGCTGCAAAACATTCGAAACCGTGGCGGAAGAATCTTCAATACTGGCACACCGTGGCATAAAGACGATGCGTTTCAGTTAATGCCAAACATTCATAGATATGACTGCTATTCAACTGGATTGATGAACAGAGATGAAGTGCAGGCAATAAGAAATAGCATGTCACCATCTTTGTTTGCTGCAAACTACGAGCTTAAACACATCGCGGATACAGAAGCGATGTTTACAAATGCTCAATTCTTTAGCGATTTTACAAGGCTGTATGAAGGTATCGGTCACATCGATGCTGCATATGGCGGCGAAGACGGAACCGCTTTCACGGCGATAATGAAACGCGATGATCTTTACTACGTGTATGTAAGGCTATGGCAGAAAAGCATTGATAAGTGCTTGAACGAGATAATCTCTCTCGCCAAACAGCTACGAATAGGCACTATATATTGCGAGAAAAACGCAGACAAAGGATACCTTAAACGAGACATCATAAAGAAAGGGCATCCCGCAAAGTCGTATAGCGAACACATGAATAAGTTCATCAAGATTTCGACTTACTTAAAGAGCGCCTGGGGAAACATTAGATTTTTAGACTGCGATGAATTCCCTCTTGATTCAGAAGCATTGAATCAAATCCTAGACTACAACGAAAACGCAACGCATGATGACGCGCCTGATTCTTTGGCTAGTGCTGTACGCAAGTTTGCAAAACAGCCGAAGGTAAAAGGCTACAAGGAAGGGGTGTAATGGAAGAATTTCACTCTTTTTATTACGATCAGATGCAGCGCGAGCCTGTTACTAGTGACTTTACGGTTCCTGTTGGTACGGTTTTAACGCCAGAACTATTACAGGAAATAATTGATGATAACGAAGACAATCATCTTCCGAGGTATCAATGGCTAGATGCTGCATATAACACTAAATACAAAATCTTTGATCCGACAAAAGCAAAAGCAGATTACAAAGCGGATAATCGCCTTGCTGCTGATATGGCATACGACATAACAGAAACTTTTGAAGGGTACTTTATAGGCAACCCGATTCAACTAAGATCGGACAAGCAAGATTTCTTAGACGAATACGAAGAGCGCAATTTTCAAGAAGATGTAAATGCTGATCTTTCAAAGATGTGTTCTAAGTTTGGTCATGCTTATGAAATGCTTTATCAAGATGATGACGGACTCCCTCGAAGTGTTGCACTTACACCTCGGCTTTCTTTCATGGTTTATGATGATTCGGTTTTACATCGCCCCTTATGGTTTGTTCGCTATTCATACGACGAAGACGGGCATCTAAAAGGTAGTTATTCTGATTCACAAAATGTTGTTCCTTTCTCTGATGAAGAAGGAACTCTTTTATTTGGTGAACCTCAATCGCACTATTTCGGCGCGGTGCCCGCTATTGAATACAAACAGAACACAGAGAAGCGCGGATTGTATGAGGGTGTCTTAAATCTTATTGAAGCATATAACAAGGTGCTTTCAGAAAAGGCGAATGATGTTGACTACTTCGCAGATTCTTACATGGTTGTAACTGGTCAAGAATTGCCTGATGATTTCAAGAAGGATCTTAAAGAATATCGCCTTATCAATTTGTTTGGCGGCAGTGATGAAGATGGCGCATCTGTGCAGGTTGAATTCCTTGCAAAGCCAAACGGAGATACAACGCAGGAAAACCTAATCGATCGTCTTGAGATGCTTATTTTCAAGATGGCTATGGTTCCTGACATTACGGACGAATCATTTTCTACTGCTTCGGGCATTGCTTTGAAGATGCGACTTTTGCCTATGAGCAACATGGCAAAAAACAAAGAGCGCAAATTCAAGAGAGCAATCAAAGAGCGATTAAGACTTCTCGCAAATTATCCAAATCAAAACTTCTCTGGCGATGACTGGATGAAAGTTGAAATCACTATGCAAAGAAACATGCCTGAAGACTTGGCAAGTGAAGCAAGCATAGCTGGTTCATTGTCTGGAATCGTTTCTGAAGAAACTCAATTAAGCGTTCTTTCTGTTGTTGACGATCCAGAAAAAGAGATCGAGCGAAAGCAAGAAGAGCAGAACAAAAAGAATGATTCTTTGAGCGACCGAATGCCATTGAATCGAACAAAGGAGGAAACAGATGAAACTGATCGCACAGTACAACGGCAAGAAGAAGCTGAACGTACGCGAATCGCCTAATGGTGAAGTTATTCGCACCATGAAACCAGGTGAGACAGCAGAAGTAATCAGTATTCGCAATGGTTGGTGTGAATTCGTTGATGGAGCCTTTGCAAACATCGCTTTTGTCGACGTTGAGACAAAAGAAGACGAACCAGAAGAGCGCGAACCAGAAGAAACCGCTGAAGAGATTGAAGAAGAAGATTATGGGGAGCTTACGAAGATGACCGTTAAAGAGCTTAGAAAGTTAGCAAAGGATAGCGGCATTGAAATTCCTGCTGGTGCTCACAAAGACGATATTATTCACGCAATCCTAGCCGATGAATAACTACTGGCAAAAGCGCCGAGAAGATCTTTTAAGGCAGATGGAGAAGGACGAGCAGAAGCTACTCGATAAGCTAGATAAACTTTATTCTGGTCAGATTGCAGAGCTTGAGCGAGATATTGCAGCCTACTATCAAAAGTACGGCAAAGACAACGTAATCGAGTACAGAAATCTACTCAACTCTATAAGCGAAAAAGACAGAGAAATGTTGATGCAGCGAATGGATGAGTTTGCTGCTAAGTATCCCCAATATGCTCATTTGATGCCTGTTCGCGAATCGATATATCGCCTAAATGAACTTGAAGCAATTCAAATGGAAATGTATATACAGCAATACGAGATAGGCGCTATAGAACAAGAAGAACTGCAAGCACATTTCGAAGAATATGCATTAAAGAGTGCAAATCTAGCGGCAGAACAAATGGGATTTGGCGATCAGTTTTATAGCCTCAATAGCTCTCTTATTTCGTCAACTGTTGGCGCAGCTTGGTCTCAAGGCAAAAATTACTCCGAGCGCATTTGGGAGAATAGAGAAAAGCTTGCGCAATATCTAAACGATGATTTTGCAAAACTGATAGCTAGAGGTGTTTCTTATGACAAATGCGTAGCTGATCTAGCAAAAAGATTTGGTGATGTTTCAAGGCGTGATATAAAGCGCCTTGTTTTTACTGAAGGAACATTTCTTTTTAACGAAACCCAAGCGCAGGTTCATGAAAACGAGTTTGATAAGTACTGTATCGCCTGCGCTGATTCAAGGGCTTGTCCCATATGTAAATCTTTGCAAGCCAATCAAAGAGTTAATCCTGTTAATTTCGAAGATAGAACTCCTGGGATCAATTTTCCGCCACTGCATCCATGGTGCAGGTGTTCATACACCGTACAGGTTGATGATTGGGATGCTTGGATCGACGATTATGTTGCTCGTCATGGTGGTGACAGGTTAACGCCTTCGTATTTTTCGTATTCAATTCCTGATGATATTAGAGATAGATATACTCTTTCAAATTTCTCTGATGTTGTATTTGGTACAAGAATTGGTGGCAAATGCGACATTGATATTGATTCTCTTAGAGCTGTAATGGAATCGATTGAGTATGTGAAAAACGAGTTTCCAGAGTTAAAAAACAGTATTAAGAGCGTTTATCTTAGAACTGAAGCTGCTTTTATTGATCGTAACGATTGGAATAAAACAGCACTTGCAGGTGTTCATAGAAAGTATCATGACACTATTCTTCTTGGAGATTACTTTCTTAAGAGCAACGAAGAACTTAAAAGATGCATAAAGGATCGGTATGACAAAGGGTGGTTTTCTACCGATTCTATCGAAGGTGTTATTGCTCACGAATGTGGGCACATTGCTTGTCATACCATCTCGGATAATCATCCCGATATTTGGTTTGGTGGTGATAAGGTTGCCCAAGATGCGGTAAGTATAGCGTTTAGAAAATGGAAGAAAGAAAACAAAACATTATTTGACATAGGCGTTTTCGATGAATCAATGACGGAAGAAGACTTCATGGGTCTGATTTCTGGATATGCTAAAGAGAGTTACGAAGAAGCTGTGGCAGAATCGTTTGCGTTTGAGATAATGGATGAAATAGGAGAAGGAGCTTCTCCATCGGCTTTTATTTTTGCAGAGATTAGAGAAATGTTGAGATCATGACGCTTTTTTTTGAAGAAGATATGCCCTGGCTTGATTATCTTGATGAAGATGGAGAGCGAGACGAACTAGGCCATCGACCGATCAAAGATGATGCACCAGAGGAAATCAAAGAGGAATATCGAAAATATCTAGAGTTTGCTAAGACGTATTGCTGACATTCCTCGAACAAAAGAATAAAAGATTTAAGGCATCGTAATCGGTGCCTTTTTTATTTAGGATCGTAAATGAGAAAAGTTTTATTTTTCCACGCCGATCACTGCGGTTTGTGCAGGGCAATGAATGAATCCCTTGTTAAGCCTTTAAGGTTACGCGGGGTAACTGTTTGCAGCATTGATGTAATGAACAATAAACAAGCTGCACTTGCGTACAGGATCAAAAAATTACCAACAACAATTGTTCTTGACCACGATGGCGAAGTGTATTCGAGGTTTGAAGGGTTTGCAGACTTACAAACCGTATCAAATCAAGCGCAAGACTATAGCGGAATACATTTATCAGGAACATACGACGGAGAAGGGAGCGTAAACAAGCTTGCCTAAGAAAAGAAATTGGTTACTAAGTGATATTTTCGGAAATATCTGTATCAAACTTGTTCACTCTGAAAAGAAAGCCCAAAAGATACTTTTTGACTATCATCTTGTTTCTGAAATCCGCTCAACTGCCGATGCGCAGGTTTGGAAGATCTTGGGCGAAAGAATGAAGTTCCTTGTTTATACAAGCCGAAAAGACTTTACGCCTGAAACATGTGCGCTTTTAGCTCATGAAGCGACGCATATAGCCCAATACTTCATGGAAGACATTGGAGAAGAAGAACCATCTTCTGAATTCTTTGCTTATGTAGTTCAATCAGCAACAGAAAACTTACTAATACAACAGCGCGAGTATATGCGCAAAAAGGTAATTGAGCAGTCGTAAGGCTGCTTTTTTATTGCCCAAGCGTGAAGGCATTAAAAGCTTCGGTCGGGCAGGCATGGAACCCGTAAAAAGCTATTGGTTTGTGCAGGCATGAGACACGTAAAAACTTATGGAGGATAGGTAATGTTTTTGAATCGTCAACAGTTCGCAAATCTTAAGCATGGCAAATGTGAAGCACCTGATAATCCTGGTGTTGGTGGTGTTGATTTGCCAGGTTCGGAAAATCCAGAACCAGAAGAGCAAGAACAAAGTAATCCAAAAGAACCACAGAAGCCAGAACTTAAGTACAGCGATGATGATGTAGACAGGATCGTTTCAAATCGACTTTCTCGTGAACAAGAAAAGCTCGAACGAGAAATCCGAGAAAAGATCGCAAAAGAAAACGAAAAGAAGAAAACAGAAGCGAAAAAGCTTGAAGAAATGAATGAGCTTGAGCGCGCTCAATACGAAGCGGAACAGCTACGAGCAGAAAAGGCAGAGCTTGAAAGCCGAATTGATTTTGATGAACAAATGAAATTCGCCCGAAAGGAACTTTCTTCTGCCGATATTCATTTAACTGATGATCTTCTTTCTATTTTTGTTTCGAGCGAAGCAGAAAAGACTAAGCAGGCTATCGATCAAATAAAGGATCTTTTCCCTAAAGCGGTAAATGCCGCTGTTCAGGAAGCATTGAAGCGAAATCCACCTTCAGCAGAACCAAATCCTAATGAAAAGTCCTATGGCGCTAAATACGCCGAATACTACAGCAAGCAAATGAACGGAGGTAAGTAATGCCATACAACGTAACTGAAACTTTTGGCATGAACGAGAACATCCTCGATTCCGAGGTTGGTCTTGTAACTAAAACTCGTTATGCAACTAAGTCAATGGCAACGGACGTTGACGGGCGCAAGGTAATCAAGGCTGGTTCTCTCTACACCAATCCAGATGTATCTACTGAATTTGGCGTGTTCTTGGAAGATCACGATATGACCGATTACGACAACAAGCCTGTAGCAATCGTTTTCCAAGGCCGCCTTAAGTCTGACAAGTGCGCATCTACTGTTACGGCAAAGAAAGATGACTTTGCTAAAACTGGTCTCTATCTCGTGTAAGGAGGATGAATGAAAACTCTTTCAAACCTTATTGATAATCGACAGCTCCTTGATTTTTCCCAGCATTTTCAGGTAGCTCGTCCACAGTATCTTGGATCTCGACTTTTCCCAGATCGCAAAACGCAGTATATCGAGCAAGAATACACTCGACTTTGCGAGAACGGCAATCTTCCCACGATCGCCTTTATTCATGCTGATGACACCGAAGCACATATTGGATCTCGCATTCCATTCGAACGTGTACGCATCGAAGAGCTGCTTATCAAAGAAAAGATCAACCTTACTGAAGGTGTTCGGAAGCTTACTCGCGGCTTGAGCATGGAAAATGACGAACTTCGCCGTTATATCTTCGATGATGTTGCTCGCATGGCAGAGCGCGTTGTAACTCGCGGCGAGCTTTTGAAGATTGAAGCATTTTCTACTGGTAATCTCACCATCGATGAAAATGGCGTAAAGCTTAACATTGACTACAACCTTCCAGAGGAAAACCGAGTTTCTTCTGACTGGACTGATGAAGATGCCGATATTTTGGGCGATATTCGCGCATGGCGAAATGTTGCTATCGGACATGGTGTATTTCCAACCAATGCATTTACTACTGAAAATGTTCTTACGAACATTATGAAGAACAAGAACATTCAGAAGCAAATCTTCGGCAGCAACGACATTGGACGCATGCCTACCGTTGAAGAGATCAACGCTTTGCTTCGTAGTCAGTTCCCAGGCTTTAACGCTATTGAAACTTATGAAGCACGCTATGGTGAGATTGACACTAACGAAAGCGGAAACGTTGTTGTAAATCAGAAGCGTTTCTTCCCTGAAGATACTTTCGTTTTGACCTCTCTTGTAAATGGTCAGGTTGGATCTGGTATTTGGGGCGTAACTCCTGAAGAGCTTGAGCAGGGCGGCGCTTTTGATACCAAGCGTCAGCAGCAGTATGTAACCATTACTACTTGGGATACTCCTGATCCAGTTGCTACTTGGACAAAGGCTACTGGTCTTATGGTTCCTGCGCTTCCTAATGTTTACGGTCACATCATTGCAGACGTATCTAATAAAGAAAGCGGTGGTACTGGCTCTACTGGCACTACTGGAAGCACTGGCGATACTGGCTCTGAAGGTTAATCATGAATGAAGATGCTTTGGTTGAGCGAATCAAGACGCGCTATCTTGATGACGAAAAGAAACCAAAGGACGCTGTTATAAAGGAGATGATCACAACAATACGTGATCGTCTCCTTATTCGTTTAGATTCAGTTGAATTACCTGAAACTGCTGGATCTTTAATTGTTGAAGCATCTGTTAAAGCGTTACGTTTGAGGGGATTTGAAGGAAGTACATCAGAAAGTTCTTCTGATGGCGGTTCTATTTCTAATTCGTTTATTGATGATGTCCTTTCTGCCTACGCTGAAGAAATTAATTCTTTATACAGGCAAGTTCACAGATCTCAAATCAAGTTTATTAATCCCAGGAGATAAAAATGAGATGGTATGAAGCTGATGCATACAAAAGCGTCCAAACTGGTGAGGATGAGCTTCATAACCCAATTTGCCATTTAGAAAAGGCTTTTACTTTCAGCATTCGGATTGCTCCATTTATCCCTACTCATGATCAGACAGAGGGAAACAAGTTTGATCTTGTGTCGAGAACCTTTTTTACTCGATTATTGGCTGATAAATTTGATGGAGTTACGGCAGTAGGCGTTAACGGTCAAATGTATGCAGTTGACGATGTTATGAAAGATGGTAGCCATACCGCACTTAGGGTTCGGTGTGCGAAATGATCTATTTTAAAGACGTTAACGACCTTGAAGGTAAGCTTCGGAGATTATCTAACATAAGATTTGAAGCTGTTATTAAAAAGAACATGACCCAAATTTTCAACAGGGGAAAATCAGGGGGAACACCAGTTGATACTGGCGAATTGGTAGGCTCTCTATCTCAATCGCAAGATGAGGTTGGCTACACGAAGGATTATGCCCCGCATGTTGAATATGGTCATCGTCTCGTAAATGGCGGATATGTTCCTGGTCAGTACTTTTTAAAAAAGAATGTTGAAGCGCAGCGTCCAATTTATAGGCAAGATTTAATTGACCAATTAAGGAAAGCATAATGCTTCAAAAATTAAGCCCTGCGATTTTTCTTGGTTGCTTAATTGAGCAAATCGAGGAAAGAACAGGCGTTAAGTGCTATGACGATCCAACAAACAAACCATCTCCGCTATATAGCGTAGAAATTGTTCCACCAGTTGAACCAGCAAACACAAAGACGATGTTTGTTGACGTATATCGAATAAACATTCATAGCATAGCGGAACCAGTAGAGCCGCATTCAAATGCGCCTGTTCTAAACATGGTCGCAAAACTACAAGAAGCACTAACAGACGATATTGTTCTTCCAGAGCCATTTTATATGTATATGCAAACCGAAGAAGGTTTGCAGGCTCTTAAAAAGGATGAATCAAACGAAGGACACGCAGTTAATTCATATAGCTTTCGCGTTTGTTACGGGCTTCGTTGCAAATAATCACTTTTTACAACTGAATACTAAGGAGGTTACATGTCTTCTGTAGAAAACCTCAAAGGGTGCGATTTTGATGCCGCCACTGCTCGTGCATTGGCTGGTAAAGACATTATCGCAATGGTTACAGATAGTTTAGGAGAAAATCTTCTCTCTATTGCTGGTCAGCAGGGACTTTCGTACGAGATGAGTTCCGAAACGACCGAAGCAGCAACCAAGGACGATGAAAATGACAACTGGTCTGTGTCCTTCCATGCTGGCAAATCTTGGAATGCTTCCGTTGATGGTCTTTGGAGCGTTGATGATGAAGCTTCAAAAATGGTTGCTAAGGCTCTTGCGAATAGCGAATACCTTTGCCTAAAAATCTGCCATCGAATTAAGTCCTCAACAAGCGTAACTTACAAGCCCCTTCGAATGGGTCTGGCGATTGTTACAACCCATAGTTTCGATGGTCCCAACGACGATAACGTTACTTACTCAATGGAGTTTCAGGGCACAGGCAAGCCATGGCTTATTGAAACAGCAACTGAAGAAGAAATCGAAGCTGCAACAATCACCGTTACTACTGGTGGAACTGGTCAAACTGGCTCAACTGGTTCTACTGGCGATACTGGCTCTGAAGGTTAGGAGATGGCGTGGAAGTGTTGGTTAACGAAGAGAACACCGCTAATAAAAAGTATGCAACATTCGAAGTTGGTGAAAATAGCTACGTAATCAAGTTCAACGAAAAGCGAATTGAGCTTTACGAAAACAGCCATATGCCAATCGTTGCGTCTTTTATTAAGAACGGTGGAGCATTGAGCGTCAGCGAGCTTAAAGCATTAACTGGGTATGGATTGTGCATTGAAGGAGGCCAATGGGTTAATCCAAAAACTGGCTTACTCATGGCAAACGATCTTCTTCTTGAAAATGGATACATGGAATTGCTTGAAGCGGTAATGGATGCTCTTGAGCGTGATTGCGGTTTTTTATTTCCCAAGGAATAGACACCCCCAGTGTTATTTCCGAGTTAACTCAATATGAGTATTTAAAAACGGGAAGCGTTAGCGACGATTTTTATGAAAAGGCAAGGTCATTTCGTAGGGAAATAGACTTTGCCTTTTTTGCTGCTTGGTGTGGCTGGTCATACGAGGACTACCTTCAGTCAACACCTGTTTCAAGAAGGTTTGTAAGAAAAGAAATCGAAAACAAAATAGTTCAACTTTCAAGCATTTTTGAACGCGCTGTTGCTGTTGCTATTAATAACAGCTTCAGCAAGAAGCGAAAAGAAAAGCTATGGCAGAAACGATCTCATGAAAAGAGACCGCCATTAGAAAGAAAGGAACTAAACGCTCTTAAAAAAGCTTTCAAAAAGAAAGCTCCATGGACACCTTGGCAAAGGAGATCAAATGGCTGATTACACTTTGTCTGCAAGAGGTACATGGGATGGTAAAGACCTAGAGAATGGTTTAAAGAACACAGAAAGTGCCTTGTCTCGTTTCCTGAAAGGCACAGAAAAGCTTCAAAGTTTTGCTGGAACTGTAGCTAAAGTTACCGCTGGAATTACCGCCGCCGTTGGAGGTTTAGCAGTTGGCGGCGGTATATCTCGCGCTATGAAGATAGACGAAGCGCAATTCAAGTTTAAGCAAATGGGGCTTGATGTTGAAGCAACAATGGCATCATGTAATGCTGCCGTGCAAGGAACGGCATATGGACTTGATGCTGCTGCTTCTGTTGCTGCTCAATTTGGTGCATCTGGCATACAAGCTGGCGATGGAATGACTAAGGCATTGAAGTCTGTTGCTGGCACCGCTGCTATGAGTGGTCGATCAATGGAATCGATCGGTGCAATCTTTTCTAAAGTTGCCGCACAAGGGAGACTTCAGGGTGATGAGCTTCTCCAATTATCTGAAGCTGGCGTTAATGCTACGGCTGCTTTAGCTGATTACATGGGGAAAACTCAATCGGAAGTTCGCGAACTCGTATCAGCGGGAGAAGTCGATTTTCAGACTTTTTCAGACGCTATGTATGCGACCTTTGGTGAAGCTGCGTCTGGTGCTAATGAGACATTCAGCGGTGCAGCGTCAAACATTATGGCTGCATTGTCTCGTATTGGTGCTAAGTTTGCTGATCCTGCGCTTGATGGACTGCGACAAGTATTTGTTGCTGCTATTCCCGCTATCGATGCGCTTTCAACTGCATTAGATCCCTTACTGCAATCATTTACTAATTTTGTAAGCGTTGTTACTGGAAACACAGTAAATGGACTTAATGCATTTGCTGAAGCAATGAATAATGGCGCATCTGTTCTTGAAGCTTTCAAGAGTGGTTGGGATGCAGCTTTTGGAGATATGGCAGGGAAGGCAGCCGTTATTGTTGGCGTTGTAGCATCTCTTACCGCTTTAGGTGGTGCTTTGGCTGTTGCATCGAAAGTTAAAGCTCTCGTTGACGGATTTAAAGGCCTTAGCATAGTTAAATCAATTGGAGAAGATTTCGGAATCCTATCAAAGGCGCTTAATGGTAGTAGCGCAGCTTCGTCTGCTCTTGTTTTTAAGCACAAACTTTTAGGATCAACGGTATTAGGTGCTGCCGAGAATGTTAAATCCTTAGTTTCGAACCTGAAGACTAGCGTTGGTGCTCATACTGCAAACGCTGCTGCTACTGTTGCAGACACGGCAGCTACTACAGCAAACAGAGTTGCTAATTCTGGACTTTTAGCGGTTCTTAAAACTCTTCCAGCTAGAATTCTTGCGGTTGCAGCAGCTCACAGAGTTGCTCTGGCTGCCGCTTTGGGTCTTCTTGCCCCCATAGTCCTTCTTGCGGGCTATATGATTTCTACGGGGACTAGCGCCGAAGAGATGGCTCAAAAAATAACAAATGGAGCCAACTCTTTTGCTGCTGCTGTTCCTGGTGCGGTAAATACTGCTGTTGCAGCAATTAACTCGTTTGCGCAAGCAGTTCCAGTTGTAATGGATGGGATAGTTGCAGCTATTGAATCTATTTCAGCTCAACTACCTACAATTCTTGGTTCTTTGACTGGAGCGTTTGTAAGCGTAATTACATCGCTTATTGGTGTTTTGCCAACGATAATAACCCCGCTTATTCAAGGATTCGTTACGGCATTTACATCAATAGCTCAAGCATTGCCGACAATACTGCCAGCATTAACACAGGCACTTGTGACTTTAGTTACTTCGATTGTCTCTGTAATTCCAACGCTTGTTCCAGTTTTAATTCAGGCTGGAATAACGTTATTTATGGCACTCGTTCAAGCGATACCGCTTGTTATTCCTCCTATTGTTGCTGCTATACCGCAAATAGTGAATGCTATCGTTTCCGCCCTTCCTGTATTGATTCCTGCATTAATCCAGGGAGCAATTCAGTTACTTATGGCATTTGTGCAGGCTATACCGCAAATAATTCCGCCATTAGTGGCTGCTATACCGCAAATAATTTCAGCAATTGTTAACGCTGTTATTCAGGCTATTCCACTGTTACTTTCTGGAGCTGTTCAGCTTTTTACGGCTATTGTTGATGCGGTTCCTCAAATATTGGGAGCTTTACTTGGCGCAATAGGGTCGTTATTATCATCTGCTATTTCAAATGTTGGCTCATTTGCTGGATCGATGCTCTCATCTGCTGGAAATGTTTTTCAACAGATAGTAAGCGCGATCAAGGACAAAGCAGGATCAATCGCTTCTTCTGTTGGAAGTGCTATTTCGGATGCAGTAGCTAAAGTAGGCTCTTTCGTTGGTCAGATGGCTAGCTCTGGTGCGAGCCTTATTGGCGGCTTGATAGATGGTATTAAAGGAGCAATTGGTGGTGCGGTTGATGCGGTTAGTGGAGCTTTATCGCAAATTCGTGGACTGTTCCCATTTTCCCCTGCTAAATATGGCCCATTTTCGGGACGAGGTTATACAACATGGTCTGGTAAAGCTTTGATGCAAGATATGGGCAAGAGCATTAAAGCAAACGCTGGATATGTGGTCGGTCAAGCTCAAGATGCTTTGTCTCAAGTTCAGGGCGTTTTATCTGCCGATTCAATGTATGGAGGAAGCGTTTCGTTTACCTCTTCTTCAGCATCGCATGAACCTATTTCCTCTGGTAGCACCTACGTTATAGGGGATGTAACGGTTCAAGCTTCAAGTCTTGAAGATGTAGATACCATCGATGATTTTGTGGACATGATTATTAGAATGAAGGGGGCGAGATAATGCAGCCTAGTATCATTTCGCCAGTTCCTATAATCGTATTTGACGGCGGTAATGTAACAATTACCGCCGTTTACCACAGCGAATATGGAGCACCGTTAGAGGATGCTCAAATTGGCGTAGCTACGGCAAATACAACTGTTGCAGCAGAAACAACAATATCGGGCGAAACAATCATCGGTGTTGCTTTGTTGCAGGATATTACTCAAGCTGACACGACATGGGAACTTGGCGATGATCTAACAATAACCGCCAGAACTAAAGAACAAGGCGAATGGAGCGAAACAAGATATACTGCTCAAACGTGCGGAAACCCTACTGTCACAATTACATCAGGCGGAAGTTCTATTCCTTCATTTCCTTATGAACTCACATGGTCGTATAGCGATTATGCAAGATTCTTTCAAAACAAGTATGAACTTAAATTGCATACCAGCTTGATAGGCGATGTTGTAATCTCCGAATACACCGCACGGCATTCTGTTCAATTAGATGGTAGCGAAATAGCTTATTGTGCTGCTGTTGGTGGAACCGAAAAAACTATCAATGGTGAACTTACTGTTTATTCAACTTCTGGACTATCTAAGACGATAGACATATCTTTATCAGTTCAAGAAAACTCAACTGCAATAGCAGCGGAAGCATCACTTAATGATGGTCGCTTATTAATCGAAAGCGATGAAGCGTTTTTCTTATATGCTCTTTATGCTGGCAAATTCGAACAATGCGCTTATACGGAATCAGGTACGCTTGATTTCATGCTTCCCATAAATGGTGCATATTATTTCTTAGTAACCATCAATTCTTCTCGTATTGGTAGAGCCGATGAACTTATTGTTAATGGCTCAATCGGTGGAGGGTACTTTGATTATGCGATTGATGGCGTAAGAAAGCGAATAGCGCATATTTATGACGCAAAGGAAGATTTGACGGGATCAACTACTGTAACGTTGAATTACTTTGCTGGTCGATTAAACCCCGTTGCATACTTGAGGGAATCTAACGAAAAGTTATCTGTTGGTTGCCTTGTAGAGGCTCCGTGTGATATGTCGGCATTAGTTAATTCCCTTCGTGGCGTTGAGGGTGTTTATAGATCGGTAGAAAATGGAATATTCCGTGTTGTTGTTGAATCTGCTGCTAACTCGCTTCACGAATCACCAGAAATAGCAGGGTCACTAACGATGTCTCTTGATGTTGTTGATGGCAGTCCTTATGGATTGTTCTATGATTCTCCATTCTTCAAAGACGCACAGCTATATCCTGGCTCTACTACTTATCCTAGTCCCAATACTTGGACGGTGGGGTAAATGGACTATACGCTTTCAAGAAAGGAAACGATTATTCTTAAAAAGCTATCGTTTCCTGGTCTTTTTCCTATCGCTGATCTCAATGGCTCCATGTCTGGTGGCTCTTTATCTGCAAGTACTGGAAACACTATTAAATGGCAGGGGTCGTTTAGTTACATAGGCGATGATTTAGAGGACGGGGATACAGTTGCTATCTCCGTCCTTCTGGATAATGGTTACGAGCAAGAAGAACGCAGACTTGCAACGCTTCGAATGTTTGCTGGTAATCTTTCTGGCAATTCAACATCATTCAATGGATACGCCTTAACGAAAATCGCAGACAATACCAGATTCCCAAATCCTTATTCTGTGGCTGCAGGTAGTGATCCTTTTGAGTGTATTAAAGAAATACTCGATGGAGTTGGACTTAAAGCGGCCTACTATCCAACTGGACATACGGTTCGAGTATCAAAAAGCTATCTTCCAGAGGATTATACAAAGCTAGAAATCGTAAATGATTTACTTGATTGTGCTGGTTATCTTGCAGCAGACACAAACGAATATGGATATGTAGTCTTTCGGCAATCAACGCCAACACCTAATTATTCTTCGATTGTATTTGAAGAAGGGGAAGCATCAATTGTTGAAGATGATCCCAAAATAGAGAGGGATTGGGAAGACGTTGCAAATGTTGTAATAGTTACTTGCGAAAATGCAGACGATGTAGTTTTGCGCGGCATCGCGGTTAACGACAGCACAACAGACAAGATGAGTACCTTATATCGTGGAGAAGTCACACGTGTTGAATCTATGCAAGATGCTGATTCTCAAAGCGTTGTTGATGAAAAGGCAAAAGCTCTACTTTCGGAAGAGCGATCAAAACTCGAAGCAGTATCAATTATTCATGCTTATAGACCGTTAAACCTTTTTGATCCAATCCTTATAAAACTAGGAAAAGTTAACAACATATATACGGTGCAATCTATCGATATATCACTTGATGCAGGATTAAAAACAACGACAAGATCAAGGAGGTATGTATAGTGAGTATTTCCTTGGCAAAGATCGAAAAGCTATTAGAGCCAACGAAAGAGAGATCACAATCGGTTTCTTGGTTTGTTGGTACTGTCCTCGGAATAAACGGCTCGCAGCTTGTAGTTGAAATGAAGTCTGGCGATGCTGTTTATGTTCAGAACTTTGCATATTGCAATGTAGGCGATGAAGTATTTTGCATATCAAATGGAACAAGCATTGTTGCACTGTCTACAAGAAACGCTCAATCAATCGCCGATGACCTCAACAAAGTCGGCTTGGTCTACAAAGCAGGTGACGGCATCACGATTGACGAAAACAACCGAATCAACGCTGATGTCACACCAGAGGATATACAGCAACTCTCAACGCAAATAGCAGGAAAAGCAAACACAACGCACACTCACAGCGCCGCCGATACAACGAGCGGCGTTTTTGATATTGGGCGCATTCCAACCATTCCAGCTTCAAAATTGTCAGGAACAATCCCGAATGACATGCTTCCGAGCTATGTTGATGATGTGTTGGAATATGCAAGCAAATCGGCGTTTCCTGCTACGGGCGAAGACGGAAAAATCTACGTAGACGAATCCACCAACAAGACCTACCGTTGGGGAGGATCATCTTATGTAGAAATATCTGCAAGTCTAGCGTTAGGTGAAACAGAAAACACCGCTTATCGTGGTGATCGCGGCAAACAAGCCTATGATCACATTTCGCGCAGCGACAACCCACATGGAGTTACATACCAACAAGTAGGTGCGGCAGCGGCAGACCATACGCACACTCCCTCGGATATAGGCGCGGCGGCTGCAACGCATAACCACAGTGCAAGCAACATCACATCAGGCTATTTGCCTATATCTCGTGGTGGGCTTGGTGGAGGTACGGCAACAGCAAGCCTGTTCAACCTGATCGCTAACAGCGTCAAAGAATTTACAGGTACAGATATTTCAAATATTTATGTTGCACTTGTTGATGGTGACGGAAGCTCAACAAATCCAATCTTAAAAGCAGTTACACCTGCTAACTTTGCTGCAGGTGTAGCGACGCTTATTAAGCCGTCAGATATTGGAGCGGCAGCGAGTTCGCATACTCATTCAAACGCCACTTCATCGGCTGCTGGTTTCATGCCTGCTCTTGATGGATCGGTCACTAAGTTTTTGCGTGGTGATGGAACTTGGGCGGTTCCGCCAAATAGTTCAGGTTCATTAACTATCTTTGAAGGATTTACCTTGCTTTCAAGTGATCCTGACTTTAATCCTGCTGAAGCTTTCGGTGGTACTTGGACAAAAGAAGAATCTACCTATTTATTCCTTGGATTAACAATCTGGAAATGCCTAGAAGCACCAAGCGGTTAGGCGAGATAAAGATGAACATACTTATTGCAATTCCAACTTTTGAAACAGTATCAATCGAGACTTTCAAAAGCATTTATAACTTGAAAATTCCAGATGATTGTAAAGTGACTTTTGATTGCATTAAAGGATACGGCGCAGCGCAAGCGAGAAACAAAATAGCGCGTCAATGCGTAAATGGATTTGATGCTGTCCTCATGGTCGATTCTGATGTTATCTTGCCAAAAAACACGCTCGAACTTTTATCAGAGGGAAACACTCCAATCGTACTTGGAACATATCCCCGTAAAAACGAGCCTGATATTGCAGAGATTTTTCTTCCTGGCACAAACGATTTTACAAAGCGCATTTCTTACGCCGATATGCCCAACGGGCGTTTTAAGGCAAAAGGCGGCGGAATGGGGTGTGCGTTAGTAAGACGTGAATGCTTCGAAAAGCTTTCATATCCATGGTTTGACTACGTGGAGTATCCAAACGGACAACTCTTATCGGAGGATAACTACTTTTGCGATATAGCTGCAAAACGTGGACTAAAGATAGAAGCAGATGGACGTGTTAGATGCGGTCATATTGCCAAACAGATTGTTTAGGAGGTTACATGCGAATCCTAGATGAAAACGATCAGGAAGTTGTCGATCCTGACCTAGACCTTGGACACTTAGAGCCTGACAAACTCTTTATCGCTCATCACGAGGAAATTCCAGAAAAGCTACCAGTCAAAAAAATTGACTACGATAATCCATATTACGTTGATCCTAATACTGGTGGAAAGCTGGTAAACACTATCGAAGTGTCACCATATCAGCCTTATGAACCAGCATGGGACGAATACGAAGATATTTTGCGCTACATCTTATACACAGAAGAAGAACTAGCTGAAATCGAAGCGCAAAAGAAAGCAGAAGAGGAAGCACAGAAAGAAGCAGAAGAGCAAGCGAAGAAGGAAGCGCAAGAACAAGAAGTTGAGCGTCAGATTCAAGCTCAAATGCGAACCGCTGCAATGTTTTCTGTAATGACTATGGCGCTCACTGACGATCAGGCTATGGAGGTCTCAACCCTCATTGAAGAATGGAGTGTTGGAAGTACCTACAAAACGGGTGACATCAGACGCTATAAAGGCGCTTTATATCGAGCCTTGCAAGATAGCACGGGCGAAGAACAATATCCGCCCGATCAATTCACAGCAGGCTGGAAGCGCATTGGCGAACCTAACGAAGATGGTGTTTATCCATGGGTGCAGCCATTAGGTGCAACAGATGCTTATAACGCAGGTGACAAAGTGACGTATAACGGAAAAACTTACGAATCACTTATTGATGGCAATGTATGGCCTCCTGACGTATATCCAGCAGGATGGAAGTTGGTTGAAGACGAATCGGAGCCAGAACCAGAACCAGAACCAGAAGAACCGCCTGAATGGGTACAGCCAGCAGGAGCGCATGATGCTTACGCAAAGGGCGCAATTGTAATGCATAACGGAAAGAAGTGGAAATCAGATGTTGATGGCAACGTCTGGGAGCCTGGTGTTTATGGCTGGACAGATATAACCGACGAATAACGCAAATCAAAATAGTTTGTTTAACGAGCATCCGAGAAATCGGGTGCTTTTTTATTTAGGAGGAAACATGGCTTACACAAAGCAGGTTTGGCGCGATGGCGAAACGGGCGGAACTCCAATTACAGCTGCTCGACTTAACCATATGGAGGACGGAATCGAGGAAAATTCTAACAACTGGGATTCTATATCCCACTACTCAACAACCGAGACATCAACAGGCAAAACCTGGATTGATGGTAAGCCAATCTACCGTAAAGTGATCGTAACATCTGGATTTACTGGCAATGCAACAAGTAATATTGCGCATGGTATATCTAGTATTGGCGATGTGGTCGACTTCCGTTTCTACTTGAAGAATCCAACGGGAGAGCTTATCTTGCCAGTACCTCGAATAGGCTATTCAGGCTCTGATTTTAACGAGTCATTCTCAAATTATGCATACATTTCTAAGACAAACATTGTATTCACTTGCGGAAGTAGCTCTTCTTATTCGTCTGGATATGCAATTATTGAGTACACCAAGGCTTAACTAAGTTTATACCCGATAACTTTAGTGATACCGAGTTTGTCCTGGTTTCGTCTTTCCATAGTGCCGTCGTTCGTAAAACCAAGTTCACCAACAGCATGGTCAGTGTTTAACGTGCATTGCGTTCCTGATATATTCATACCTTTATAAGCGAACCATAAGTAACCATAAGAAGTTGACGATGTTGCATTGATTCCGATGGTTTTCCCATTCGGATCAGCAATCCTTTGGGAACCACATATGCCATCATCGTGCTTCCAAAAGAACTCTAAGTAGTCGTAATTCGCCGCAGAATCGGAGAGCGTAATTGCGTCCTTGGTGCCTTGCTCGCTTTCAAAAAGAGTTTGGGATATAGAA